TTCATCGGCTAAGAAACCGCTAGAGTTTAATCTGTCGGAAAAAGTGAATTAAGTTTGATTGTTTTCGTCATTTTATTGAATTGAAGAATTGAATCTGAAGAAGTTGTTACGATTTGTTGTGTTGATCTTGAGACATTGCATGAACCATTGATCGTCACTCTCATGAACCAAATGATATTCATTGGGTTAAACTTTACTGAATATTGCAATGTTTTGGATTCTAATCCTTTTGCCATTTGAATATTCTGCATTGTTTTATCGATCAATGTTCTGGTTACATTCATGTTCCCAATTTCTTGATCTCGAACAATTTCGATAACACTTACTTTCAATGAGTCAATAAGATTCGATAATAAGTCGTTGATTAGGTTATACCCTGAAGATATAGATAGTTGCATAATATACGTCGATATTCTGTTTACTTCTGCGAGCATTACTTCTCTTGCTGGATGCATAGTTTTAACAACTGACCATTGTTCCATATGACTTTGGGTAAAAGTCTTAGCTGGAACCATGTCCTCTGGTGCTTGTCCAATGAATTGAGTATCTGAGACTTTCATCGCTTTACTTAGAATATCAAATGTAGTTTCAGAATTCTGAATAATATTCGACATTCGTTTCATTTGCTCTAAGATAACTGTATATTGAAAGAAAGCATTCAAAGTGTCTATTGTTAATCCCTGGGAGTTTAGCCATGCATCGAGTGTAAATGATGAATCACCCATTAGATTGACTTGAGATTTCATTCCAGTCATGAATCCAGGTAGTAGGTTCAGTTTCACTAGTTCTTTAAAGTCACTTTGTCTTCTTAGGATAGAAGCAAAGAATCTTCCGAGTGCACTAGGATCTGTAATTAGTTCCCTCTTGAATAGTTCCTCTTGTAGTTGATATGCCATAGATCCGTTGTCGATCACATTTGCGATTAATTTCACTGGAAGAGGTGATATTTCTGTCCCAAATGCAAACAATCTTTTACAGATCTCTGCAACAGTCATTCTACTATTTAGAGTAGTGTTTTCAATTGATTTATAAGCTGAAATTGTTAAGCCCAATCTATCCATTAGTGCTTTATAAGCCTCTGCCACCAGTTTATTTGCTATCACAATATCATCACCAAGAATTACATAACCTTCGAAGTTAGCAAAACCAGCTTGGGCTGCTGCTTCTTGAACTATAATATGATGTGTAAGTGCAAGCATCACGAAACTAGATTTGGCCCCCATTGGTTGACCAACTTCGTAT